AGGTCAGGGTATAACTCCTATCAATGAAATTGGCACAAATCGTATAATTGGCATCCATCGTAACGGTTGTGTTGTATGAGTTAGGGTCTGCTACCTTGCCCGCCGTTACTGCCGTCCCTGTCCAGTTGACAAAAGTGCACGTCGCCGGCATATACTCTGTTGCTATTATCTGAACTGTTCCTTGGTCAGCCCAAAAAACATCTGAACTTGGATACGCAACGACGCCACAGCCGGTTTCTGAGATTGTCAGTGATTGCGATGGTGTTCCGGCGGCGGCGAAAAGGGCCGTAACATTTACGTCTCCGGTAACATTGACATCGGTCCTTGCTGCGGTCAGCACGCCGTCCGACCATATCGAAAAAGCATATCCGCCATCCGGCACGGCTGTTACTTGAGTGCCGTCGCCGAGGTAGTTTACTTCCTGCGGAGAATTGCCGTCAATCGTGCCATTTGACCCGGCAGTGTAAGTTAAGATGATTCTAAGTGGCACACCATTTCCATCATTCCAAAGGTCGTTAATATCATTTATGTCGAGCGCCCGGTTCCAGACGGCAAGCTCGTCCACCACTATATCGAATGCTCCAGAGTATTTAGCAATGGTAACAAGGGCGGTTGTTGGCAGGGCGACAATAGAACTATCAGTGTGCCAGTTATCTCTTTGAACATTATCAATGTAAATCTTCGCCGTCGGTGTGTCGAATGTGATGACAACCAAATGCCAAACATTGACCGTTAAAAAACTTACTGGCGCCTGAACGCACCAGTAAGGATGACCCCTCGAATTGAAAACTATGAGGTCGTTGTTGCTAACTTTCCCAATATACACAGTCCATCCCGTAGTCGGGAAATACCCTACCCTGTCGCCGATATATCCATCATTTGAAATTATTGTTCCGTTGTAAGTGATAAACGAATTGCTTTTTACCCAGAAAGCGATTGTCTCGGCGGTAGTGCCTTGTATGCTTTGTGTGCCGGTTGCAGTTCGACATTCCTCCGGGGGCTGACCTAACATAAAGGCCGCACCGATCTTACCCCCAGCTGTTCGGGTATTTATATCTACGGGCATTAGCCCGTCGTGGCTGTTTATGTCCTCAGCGTAGGTCAGGCCGCTTGTCTCGTCTAAAGGCCAGTATGCAATAAGGCCATCGCATAAAGTTGCCTTCGCAGTTCCCGCCAGAATCAGTATCATCAAAATCAGTATCAGCTTTTTCATATTATCAGAATCCCATAAATCCTTAAATCATTTTTAATAAAAAACGCCATATAACAACACTTTCCCTACCATATAAGTAACTGAAGCGGTAATCGGGCAGAAATAAATAGCCGTTCCCGCAGGGAATACTTTGTTAATACCCGTTGCGGAAACACCTGAAGCTGCACTAGCATAAAACGCATCCGTTGTAGTAAACGTACTAAGGTCAATTGTCTTTTTCCAGATAATCAGATTTGACGTATCTGAAATGGTATATGACGCGCCAGGAGTACCGCCAGTGATATTCAAAAAAATTACTTTTGTTATTATCAATGTTTTACCAGCAGGCACAGTATAAAGCAGGGCATTAGTGTCGTGAAAATTCACGTCTGAGTAAGATAGGAATTGTTCAATATACAACCTGTTTGCTTGCAGATTCGGCTCTGTCTGCCAAATCGGATTATTGTTCGTTCCGTTATTTGTGAGAACGGAATTTACATCAGTAGATTTCGGCAGAATGGTTATTGTATTCGCTCCACTAATATAGAGAATGTCGCCCTGAACTAAAGTTGGCAGGCCAAACGAAGTAAGAATCGGAAGTTTGTCAGTGTAAGTAATCGCTCCATTAGTCAACAGTGAGCCGCCGGGGCCGCTACCTGTGCAGAAAGCCACCCGTGCATCTTGCGTAAATGTCTTAATATCGTAAAGAGTTCCTGCAATAGTAGAAGTCGTTGAGAAAATACAGTTTTGAATGGTGCTGTTGCCATCAACCGCCGAAATGCCCGTGCAGGCGATAGTGCCGCTTGAACGTGTATTCTCAACGGTAATCGAACTGTTATTTATGTGAAGTAATACACGACCAGAAATTCCGTGTTGCGTGATATTACCCCAACCGTCTCCCGCATAGCTATTAAATATATTACAGTCGCTAATGTATAATACGTTCCCTGTTCCGCCGGTAAACAGCACTATTGTATCAAAATGAGTACGAAAAATCGAATTAGTTATATACCCAATAGTATTGCTTTCTGTGGCTTGGATACACAGGCCATCTGAATCACCCAAGACAGTCACGTGGTCAAGATAGTACGTATCACCGGTAGAATTTGGGCCAATCCCATACTGATAAGTAGCGCCACCAAACAAATTCATATCTATAATCAAATCTTGCACATAAGAGCCATTACAGACGACAAAAACATTCGAACCAGCAGGCGAAGTATAACTATTCTTAAAATGTGTTGAACCATAAACACCTCTCGTGGTAACATTCGGCTCGAAATATGTTTTTCCGCTATTGCCAAAGTCATAATCACCAGGTCCGCATTGTATCAGGCCGCCTTTTGTAACGACCGCTCTTGCGAGATTATATGCCGCCGCTCTTGCTACATTAGTATCTGCTGTTGCGGTAAATGCCGTTCTGATTCCATTAGTATTCAGCACAACTACATCGCCCAATTTACCCCTCAAGCTTCCCCCCACGTTAATATCGCGGACATTTGCATCAGTGGAGGAGTTAAGGGACGTACCACCCCACCAACCGGCAGAACAGACCGAAGCAAGCGAAAAAACAATAAGGGTAGTTAGTAATTTTTTCATAGTAATAACTCCTATCTATAACGATAAATTACATAAATTCCGGCAGTTGTGGGAGCGGCGCTTAGGGTAACATTGAGATTGGCATCAGCTTCGCAAGCAAATAAAGGCAATTCCATATTGCTTGACTGTTCAAACAATCCACCTGAGTTACCCATTGCAAGAGGGACGATTGTGCTGTTCCCTGACCTTAATGTTACGGTTGTAGCCGTATCGGAGGAAAGCACTATGGCAAACACTTGTATTTGCTGACCGGTAACCGCTGGGAGTACTTGCTTTGTTGTTTCTCCAGATAAAACAACGGACAAATGCGATGCATAACCGACGGCGGGCTGTCTGCTGATATTGCCGGAAATCGTTGTCGCCCACACTACGGATATGGCAAGCAAAACAACTGCACATATTACCAAAATTGTTTTCTTCATTTGTGTTACCCTTAAAAAGACCGGCGCAAGTTCGCGCCTGCGCCGGTAATCTTATTGTTCGTTTTCGCTGTTATCCTTTCCGAATTGGTCAATATCCGTATCGAAATTCATTTTGGCAATTTCGACGACATCATTCCCGCCAACGTCCGATGCCGGATTTTCGAGCAATGCCTTACGCACTTTCAGCAAATTGTCTAATCGCTGGCTCGCCGATACCGATTTATCGCCCTCTTTGTAGTCGACAGCCGACACGCTCGTGAGCATATCGGCTACAAGGGCGGCTATCTGGTCATTTACAATCGTTAAGTCAAGTGGCATAAATTCACCTTCTAAAGTCCGGTGGCATGAATCCGGTAAGAGCAAATTACTCGCACGACTCCAGTGGCCGAACTACCTATCGGGTCGCCGACAGAGCAAGCAAGGACAACTGCCAAGTTTTCGTAGGTGTTAGCCGCAGCACCTGCGCAGGCAGCAGGCGTTAATTTTGCCATGCGGTCAGCGGATGCCGTGCCAAGCAAAAGAGTTTGAGTAACCGTGCTTGTAAGTAGTGTTCCTGCCTTATTGGTGTAATACAATCCAAGCGTCTCTGTATTGGCATCGAATTGTGCGCCAGCATAATCGTGAATCAATACAGCACTAACGACCTCAACCATATTATGCGCACCTGGGGTAGCGACAATCACTTTAGGGGTAACACTTAACGCTTTAAGTTGTGCATTAGTAACCGTAACGGTGGCGATATACAACTTTGAGTCGTTACTGAAATTTATATCGGCAACACCATTCAAGGTCATCGCCGCCGATTCGTTGCCGATAGTAATCGCCCCAGTAGCGCCTGCGGTACCAATCTTGATTGCTCCAGAAAATTCATTAGCATCACCGAGATTTATAGGGCCAGCGCGATAATCGCCCGAAAAAGTTCCCGCAGCCCAGGCAAGTGTTCCTGCCCCGTCCGTGTCCGCCAAAACGTAACCAGCAGAACCATAAGCCGTCGGCAAAATATAAGCCAAATTTGCCGATTGGTCGCCCCCCGTGAATTGGGAGTAGTGGTGCGGCGCTGTGCCGCTTTCGGGAAATATCAACGTTCCCGCTGTCAAATTGCCGATTCGCCAAGGGCCATCGACATTCATTAAATAGTCGGTCCCGAACAAACTGCCCACCAAAACAAACAGCGTCAGGCCGGCCAGTAAGACAAAAGTTTTCATTCTCATTTTCGTTTCTCCAGATAAAAAACTGGGGAGGGGTCGCCTCCCCGTTATGGTTTCGCGTGAAATTACGCCGCGCCAGTTGATTTACCGACGTAACGGTAATCAATTGCGCCGACCTTCGAGTCATAGCGAATCTTGTAGCTCGCCACAATGTCCGATTCCCAGGCATCGTCGTTGTTGTCGTTGTAGCTTCTCTGGCGGACCTCCATCGGTATCACGATTTTCTCCATAAACTGCTTCTTGAAGTCGCCGAGATACCAGATAACCGAGGATTGCGCATCGAGCAGGGGCGAGGACAGAATCGTAAACATATTCGCAAACGGATTGCGCTCGTTATTAGCCCCGCCGGGGAGAACGTCGTTTACGATTATCCTGCGGGCCGTGATTTCAAGAGCTATCGGCACGAGCAGAATCTTGGGTTGCACAAAAATATATTTACCGTTGTCGTCTTTCATCAGGCGGAGCAGGTTGTAAAGTGCCCTCAAATCGGTGTAGTCGGCAAGGATGTCAGTCGTCAGATTGTCCAGCGTATGCGGCGCCGTTGTAGCGTCGTTGTAAAGAGCAACGCGGGAACCGGACGGATACCAGGCGTAGTATCCGGTGATGTCCTGAATGGTGTTGATTGCTCGCGTTTCACGGTCAATGGCCATAAGTTCGCCCATATCCGCCGCCCGTTTCATAACGAGTCCGGTCTGGTCGAATCGTACGGCCTCATCGGTGATGTCCAGAATCAATCCGCGCTTGCCGTGTCCGATTTCGGCGTATTTGTCGTTGATGTTCGCAAGATGCGGATACTTGCCTTTTTCGACAATATCCTCCATATCACCGGAAAGATACGCACCCGGTATCTTGTCGGTTTCCTGATTGCTTGGGAATGGCGTGACGAGTTGGTCGGCGATTTTTGCCGCCGCCGTAAAGGCGTCCATAACAATCTTGCTCAGGAGGGTCCCTACAATCGTTGAGAACTGCGCAGCTCCCACCGATTCGACCATTATGTGCGATTGCGCGGTGTCGATTCCGCAACCTTCGGCTGTCTCGCGTAAACTGAAATTGCCGACATCGATATGGTTCGGGTCAGTTGCGGGTAGCATTAAATCCGCTTCCAGCATCTTCGCCATAGCAGCGACTTTGCCGCCACACTTGCTTTCGAGTATGCTTTTAATTTGGTGTCTATTGAAAATCATTTTTGTAATCTCCAAAAAATGTTAATTCGTTTCGGTTTCACCGGTTACGTCTGCTCGCTATGCAGTAACTTTTGCGGCAGGAGTTTGCACAGACAAGCCGTTCCTGTAGCCGACTTTTCCTTGACACAAACTGCCACTTGGCTTGTCGAACCGGCAACCAACGCTTGTGAATCACAGGCGAGTGTCGTGGCGTAAATCTCAAGCAGGTCACCAAAACTAAGCGCAGCCGCGGCTTGCAAATCAAGCTGGAACACCGATTCCAAGCTTATATCCACAGGGATACGCTCGGTTTCACCGGCGGCGGAGTCGCCCATAGCAATTCCGACAAGCGTATCGGCTCCGAGTTCTCTGTTTGCGGCGGCATCACCAGCATCCGCAAGAGAAGCGGCGGGCACGGCATACTCATTACCGGCTTCCATGCAAATAAAATCGCCCTTCTTTACTACCGTTGCACTCTCCACAGGCAGGGTGATTATGCATTGCGGCCCGCTGTGGTATCTTTCTGTAGAAGTTGACATATCAACATCTCCTAACTTAAAAAACAAAATTTCGGTTTCAGGCGGATGTTAAACACACTCTTTGATATGAACCGGTTTGTCGCCGGACATATCTTTGCCGCCGCCCATATTCACGACGCCCTTCTTGCCGCTAATGGCGAGCAATCTGTCCTCGATGAGTTCTTTGGATTGCTCCTCGATACTCTTGCCGCCTTCTTTGGCTTCGAGGGTATAAAGTTGATTCTTAAACACTTCGGTTTTCGCCTCCAGGGGCAGTTTGCTTTCCGAAAGCACTTTCTCGATTTTGGATTTCTTCTCAGTTAACGCATCTTTGACCTTGAGCGTATCGAGGTTCTTTGTTGCCTCGGTAAGTTTTACGGTCAGGCCGTTAACTTCCTCGTCGCGGGATACTGCGCCTTCCGCGGAAAGGGCTTCACATAAATCTTTTCGATTCGTTTTTAGACCGTTAAGGTCTATGTCCTTCCATTCCATGTGATTCTCCTTTTTGTTTGTGTCTATTGATTCAAACATTCCTTCGTTCGTAGCGCCAGCCCACACGAGGTCAACGCTATGCACTTCACTTATTGACTCGACAACCTTCTTGCCGTTTTGCTGACCCCAGTTACCACTCGCGTTATGACTGAGTGCCGCCATATCGGGCATCGTCTCTGCAATGTCTGCAAACAGTTTCCCGTTCTCATTCGGCAGACCGATGAAATCGCCCCTGAGTTTTTGGCCCGATTCATCGAAGCGGACATTTGTATATTTCCCGGCCAAATTCCGCACGTCACGCCGTTTGGATTTTTCCTCCTCGCTGCTGGGATGATTGATGAACGCTTTGGCGTTCTCGTAAAGACCGACAGCCCCCTTTAACGCTTCAGGCAGGTAATCGTAACCGTGCTTACTCTTCAATCCCAGCAAGGCGACGCCGCGGATGTTGTATGTTTTCTTGCTGTCATCTCGCTCAATCGTTGCCCCCTCGAACATTTTGTCGGATTCAAGTATCAGGTGTTTCATAATCAATCCTTCCTTTTGGGTTCTTTGATTTTGTAACCCTCTTTGAAACGGTCTCGCCACTTCTGATAACACATAGCGGCGGCCTGTTCGTTTGGCGTGTCCGGACCTTCGCCTTTGACAAAACCTATGCAGCGACTCACAAAATCGCTTTGCTGTTCCCCTTTGTTTGGTCTCGGTAACGGCATTTTTTACTCCAATAAAAAAACCGGCGCACAAACAATAACTGCTTTTGTAAAGCAATCACTGCTTACGCGCCGGTTAGTCCGGTCTCGTAATACTTATTTAGTTATCAAACCGCTGCTCTAATTTTTTCTATTTCTCTCGTTACATTCGCCTGCTTTATTTCGCCGGCATCAAAAACAAACTCGCAAACAACCGAGCCGTATCCTAACAATTTGGCTCGTTCTTTCAGTTTCTGCCATATATTATCGGCTTTGTTCTCGGCACTTGTCAAGGGCTTATCGCTCATGCCGCCACCGCAACGCTTTCGGCAATATGAAGTTCAAGATAACACATATCATTCGGGTGCAATAAATCCGGCTCGTCGTCTTTAGCGAAAAACTTTCCTTCTAAGGCAAGACAATCTTCGCAAGGGTCAATACCGCTTGTTCGCCATATCCAGCCGTCAATCCATTCCTTTTCGTTGGCATAAGCAATCGTCCCTTGCATATATGCCTGCGCCATTTCAGTTCGGGCCAGACGCATGGCGTTTTTGTAGCTTGACCGATAAACGCCAACGCCCGGATGATACGCAGCGGCGGGTCTGCTTAATACAAGTCGTCCGTTCACATTAACCCGTCTGAATAATCTGTTTGGTTCGACAAGGAACCCGCGTATATCCCTGCTCAGTTCTGCCGGGCTTTGGCCGCTTGCAATGGCGGTAACGATTCGGCTCTGTATTGTCTTTTGTGCCTGATATGTTACGTCCCATATCCGGTCGCTCAATACTCTGGCCGATGGCGTGGCAAGCAATTTACTTAAAGCCCGATTCTGGATAACTGACCATTGTGAGGCGGCAAATAGCTCCTGTGTCGCATCATATCGCCTGATTTTGCTATCCGGCCCGATAAAGCTGGTCCCGATGTTTATCTTATATCGACCCGGCAGCATAGCGGCGTTCATCGACTCAATAGAGGCCATAAGCCCGTTGCTTATGCCCTGTATTCGCCCCCGTGTGATTATGCCGGTCATCTTCTTGCGCAGAAGCACTGTTTGCTCTTGCAGATAATCGCGGAGTTTAATCAGGGCGGAGTTCGGCAGTTCACCCGCCACAGCCAAACGGTTGATTCGCTCAGTCAAGGCGTCCGCTGTTTCTCGCAGACCGGCAAGAATCTTCCCATCCTGCAATTCGATATAGTTAAACCACCGGTCAAATGCCTTGCTTGCCGCTAAACGAATTTTCTCTGCTGAGTCGGGCATTTTACTTTGTCAACGTCTCAAGAAATTCCGGGGCGAATCTATAACCGACATTCTCAAGCCCCTGTTTTCCTGTTTTGAACGCATGACCGTCTTTCTTGAAACACCATACCTTGCCGTCTGTGCCAAGATATTCGTAACCATGGGCGATATAAGAAGCGGCGACATCGTTGACGACTTCGGGTTTTGGTTGTCCCTGCTTCTTCGGGGCCGGTTTATCTTCTACCTTCTCCAGCAATTCAGATAGTCGTATCAAATCTCGTGGTGCTGCATCCGGCTTCGGTTCGCCTTTAGAATTGAGGCACATTATCTGTAAGACCTTCAATTCTTTTTTCTCTGATTTATTAAGTTTCGGCATTAGCATCTCCTTTTATGTTTGGTTGATTTTGCCCGGACTGTGATTGATTGTTATTGCTGTTCATGCCCGGCTGGTTCGGATGATTCAATTGGTTATCCGCCGCCTTGGCGCGTTCCATATTCGCCTTATCCTCTTTGTCAATCTGCGCCTGCTCCTGTTTGTAATCGTAACCGAGCTTGCTGGATAATGTCTGGTCGCTCGCCCAGGCGTTTTGTTTGTGAATCTGATACGACTCTGTTTCTTCTTTCAGGTTGCGGGCAATTAAAGGGCCGAACTCGACCTGGCACTCGATGTTTGTTTCAATCTCTTCGGCTTGTGCATCCTGCTTTGTTATCGCCTCAAGGAATTTCCCCGCCTCTTTATTGCCCGCCTTTACAAGTTTACCGAGATATGTCTTTGTCGCGGATGATTCCTGCGTCAAGGTCTTTTTCGACTTGGCCGATATTTCCCCGCTCTCGATACCGAACCGAATTACCTTTTGGAATATCTGATTAAAAAGGTCGGCGAAGAAGTCCTGATAATCCTCAATCATGCGAACAAACGGGCTTTCGCTAACCATAGAGCTTGAGTAATTAGCATTTGAGGCATCTCCCCTGATTATATATTCCGGCAGTTGCGTTCCTAATCCGATTCTCAATTGTATCGCCCTGCCATCCTCTTTGGTGTCTGTGGCGTTGATATTGAGAGCGTCGAATTTCCAGTCGATACCGCGAGTAACCAGAACAGAGCCGGCTTTGGGCATTTTCTTTTTTTCGGTATTCGGCGACTCACTTGGTTTAGTGGTGTTCTCAAATTTATCCGTCACGTTGGTCAATGGACCTGATCCGGTTGCGTTGCCGATTAGATTGTAAATTGTGCGTATCTTATTGAGCTTAACCCTGTCGTCGAGCCAGCCGGAATACTGCCGGATATGCTTTGCCACGCCAATTAAGAATGAGATGCCCCGTTTGACATTTGAATCGACAAGAATTTTAGCGTGGATTATTTCATCGGCGGGGATAATCTCATGCTCCTCAATCAACTGCTTTCTGAATGTCCGGTAATAGTTTACGGGTTTTTCCACGTCCTCCGGGTCGCACTCGACACCGTAACTGTGGTTAAGGTCGCCAAGCCAGTCCCTTATCTCGTTCACGTCGATGCAGCGGATTGTATTGTAAGCGGGGGACGGATTGTCGATATTCGTCCGGGCAGGAATACCAAAAAAGCGAACAAAGACCTCTCCGTCCCTCATAGCCCGCTTTACAATCTCTTTACTTCGCATGTCCCATTTATTTACTTTGGCCCAGGTGTCCCAATAATCTTGGACATCTTGGTTTTCGTCGAGGGCCATAATCCTTACGTTCTTGCCCATAATATAATGCTGCATAGTGTCAAGTATGCACCGGCCCTCAGGCGTATAGGCGATTTTTAATGCCTGCTCCTGCATTACCGTAATATCGTTTTCGTCGTATATCGCCTTGCCGTCGCCGGATAGTTTAGACCAGGCATCCTCGTCGTCGTCTTTGGAGAATGAGGGTATTGACTCAATCAGCTTTCGCTGCAACAACGTCTGCTCAATCGCAAGCCGCGTCTGCTCTCGCTTTAATCCTATCGATGGGAATAATCGCTCAAACATTTTTATCCTTTACGCAAAGGCGTAATCCCCTGCAACTATCATTTCCGGTTCAACGTATTCGGCAAGCATCTTATATGCGCCCGAGGTCCAGTCCACCTGGTCGTCATGTGCGTCCTCGTGACCCGTAAACTCGACAAGTTCTTCGATATACTCATCGGCACCCTTGCCGCGGATTATAAAGAATTTTCCTTGCTCTGCCCGACCTATCCACGGCAACGCACGGACAAGTTTCTCACTGTCCACGCCGTAACCGCGAATATCAATCTCCCTTAACATCGGGTCCGCAATAAGGTCATCGACAAAACCCTTTTGTGTTGCAACACTTTCAATACCTACCGAAACGCACTCCTGCCGAGCAATTAAAGTAATCATTCGTTTACTTGTGGGCCATTCCTGCTGCTCGTGCACAAGCTTGCGAACGTAGATATTGCCGTCTATGTCAATTGCCATTTGGCCGCTTGCTGTATAATCCGCGGTTGTTTTCTTTGTGACCGCCAAATCCCAATACCTTACCCATTGTAAATTATCCGGTGCTGCCTCAATAACCTTCAACCATTCACGTTTGATTCTTGCGCCTGTGGGCGATTCTGGCCGCTGTTGATATAAGGCGTTCCAGTCATAGGAGCCGCCCACCTTAATCTTATTCAAGGCATCGGCATTGTATTTGTTCGGCCATAACGCCTCGCCTTCGCTGCGGGGGTCTTTCGGGTGCGTAAACTCCGTATTTTCGTAAACGGCTGGCAAAGACACAATCTTCCATTTATCGCCGTCTGGATTATTCTGTGCCTCTTTGATTAGCCAGCCGGCAAGGTCATCTATGTGCCAGCGGGTCTGCAATAACAGAATCCGCCCGCCCTTTTCAAGCCGGGTCCGCAACGTAGAACGATACCATGCCTTAATCCCGTCTCGGACGGTTTTACTTTCCGCCTCTTTGCGGTTCTTGTGGGGGTCGTCGATGATAGCATAGTCCGCGCCGGTCCCTGTTATGCCCCCCCCTACGCCCGTGGCTCGATACTTGCCGCGTTTGCCGACGATTGTAAACCCTTTGGCCTGCTTAATGGCCGTATCGTTGCATTTGTAGCCGACGTGCTTCAGGGGGGAGTAGGGGAATAGCTCGTGATATGACTCTGAAAGCATTATGCCTTGAACGTCCCGGCTCATATCGCCTGATAAGTCCATGCCATAAGTGGTGAAGATTATCTGAGCATCGGGATTGTGACCGTAAATAAAGCCGGGCAATCGCCTTGCACATATCTCCGATTTACTATGACGTGGGGGCATAAACAGCATAAGATTATATGGCTTCGGCGACAAAACCCACGCCTCTACCTCTTCGCAAACAAGTCGATGATGCCAATTTGTCTCAAACTTCGCATAAGTGTATTGGCAGAAATTGAGTAAGTGCCGACGGGCCTCTCGTCGTTGAATCTCCTCGCGTATCTGAATTTTTTCAATCAGCGGGTTCGTTTGGAATCCCTTCCAAAACTTCTAATCGCCTTTGCAGTTCTTCGTCGGACATCTTTTCATAATCACCGGCTGCCGGTCTGCTATCCGGTCTGCCCATCAAAAACTCTTCAAGCCGAATCATGTTGTCCAGGTCTTTATATGTCGAGCTGCTTTTATCTTCGCCGTTGTTTATCTTCAGGACCAACCGATTCTTCGCAAAGCGGACCAGCTTCAGATTCTCGGCCAGGCGGTTCGATATAGCTTTGTCCGCCTTCTCATTCGCCTTCGCCTTAATATCCGCTATACGGGCGTCCCAGTTGTCACTGGCTCGATAACGACCACAGGTAATTTCGCAGATTCCACACTTTGCGGCAACGTAAACCAAACTTTGTTGCTCGCAGTAAGCGGCGAACATCTCATTGCGTTTAGAATCTTTAAGTCGGCTTGACATTTCATTTTACGGATACTTTCTCGACAACTTGCAAATTCTCAGGACGGTCATGCCCGGTCTCGAATTTATAAACTTCCTGTTTACAATATGCTTGCGCTTCTTACGCATACTCTTACAATCAGCATAACTCCTACAAATAGCAAGGATAATACAAGAATGGTATGTTTTTGTGACATTGATATTCGGGTGTCGTAAAAGCGTTAATGCTTTATAACGATTAGTGCTTAAGCACCAAATCTTGTCAAGGGGGTAGTTTTGATTTTGGTATGAAAGTGTTCACACCGCAAACAAATCTTTATGTTGTGGAATTGTGTCGCGGAGTACCGTGCGGGTATCTGTATTGTGACAATTTATGCCGTCCAGATTTTGAGTCAAGCCATCTTTAACTTATTCGATTTTGAGTTTATCTTTTGCCATATCGCTCCTGCAAAACCTTTCCGATTGTTTCGGCAATTTCAATTTTCACTTCGACCTCACCATGTTCAAGTTTGCATTGCGTTTCCCTCGACCACCCGCAGAGTATCGAGAACGCCAACTGCGTCAGACCTAATTCTCCTCTCGCTTCTGTCAGCAAAAATCCGTTCAAAGACCTGTGATACTTGGCGGGGGAGATTATCGAGTCAATGTCCATCTTCTTGGCGTCCTTGCCTATTCTATAAAACTTCCTCTATGGTTATTTGCGCGCCCGGGTCTCTATCGCAATAGACCTTTTCTGTCGGGCCAGTTACTACCTGTGAATCGTCACGCCAAACTACACCCTTCAAGGCGTCCTCGGTTGAGCGGAGCAACTTTGTTCTATCGGGCTTCGTAAGGTGATGTTTCGGGGCCGATACTTTCAATATACCTGCGTTTTTGCCTGTGCCGTAATGTCCTTTAGGACGGCAGAATCTAAACTGGATTGAAAGTTCTATCGCCCCAGTCAGCAACGCTCCACTATACGCCTCTTTCGCATAGGCCGAAACGAGAGCCATCCAGGGCTTTGTCTTTTTGCTTGCCGGCGTCATTACGACACGCTTGAGCTTTGGAATGTAAAACCCCGTCTTTGAGCCACCCGGAGCAGGGACTCCGGGGACAAAAAACTCAATCTTCATTTACGCCCCCTGAATGTTTTTTTGTCGCGCCAAATAATTATCTCCCAAAGACAAGAGGCGATAAACGCACCAAGAAACATCGCTATTAAACAAGTCCACATTATTTATCCCTTTCTATTTTATATTTTTCACGAAACTCATCCGCCATTTGTTTCCGCCTCTGCTCTTCTTCGCTTATTGATTCCTGTGCGCCTTCTTCTTCTTCGGTAACATCGAACAGGGTTTTTCAAGTTCAGGCATTGAGTTTCCGCTTATCTTTACCGCCGACAGCAATCCACTTGAACGCAGACAACCGGCTTGCAATACGTTCATCGAATGTCGCAGCAAGCTGCTCGCGGGTTTTGTTGGTTGTGATATATGTCGGCAACCCGTTTTCGAGGCGGGTATCAATCAGCACATATAAAATCCGCTTGGCAAAATCCGTCTCGGGCACATCAATCGCTTTGCCCGCGCCAATGTCCTCGATGAATAAATGCCTGGGACGTAGCAACCGTCTCAAAATCGAAT